GATGCTGTCTCGATCTACAATGATAGTGCCTCGGCGGTTACGATTACGCAGGGTGCGAGCCTCACGCTCCGCCAAGCCGGTACGGCCAACACAGGCAACCGGACGCTAGCCGCACGGGGTATGGCTACGATCTGGTTCAACAGTTCGAGTGAAGCGATTATCTCTGGTGCAGGGGTAAGCTAATGAGCGGTATCCAGATGGCATTGCTAGGGGCTGTAAGCAGCGTGCCTCTGTCGGTCAGTATCTCACCTACGTCTCTCGCCAACCTGCGTACGGGTGCGGGTAGTCTTACCAGTGACCCAGCCACTGGAACTGGAGCGGGCGGTAGCGGGGGCTATACATATGCGTGGACTTATGTGTCTGGTGACAGCTACACCATCAACTCTGCTTCTTCGGCTACTACGACGTTCACAACGACCTTGGCTGCGGAGCAACTTAAGACAGGGACTTACCGCTGCACGGTTACCGATAGCGCCAGCAACACGGCGTCTAGCACCATCGTAGTTGAGTTGGAGGCGACACTCTAATGGTTTTCCTCAAGTTGCAATTCAAACCCGGCCTTAACCGCGACCAGACTAATTATTCTGGCGAGGGTGGCTGGTATGAGTGCGACAAGATCAGGTTCCGCTCTGGGTATCCCCAGAAAATCGGTGGCTGGCAGAAAGGCAATGCTCAGCCCTTCATCGGCGTGTGCCGTCAGATGGGCAACTGGATCACGACCTTTGGGGATAATTTCCTAGCGGTAGGCACCAACAAGAAGCTGTATATCGAAGCGGGTGGTAACTTCTACGACATCACACCCCTGCGCACGGTTAACCCTACGCGCAGTACACCGACTACCGACAACTGCGTCAATACCACGAACGGTCAGGCGCTGATCCGTATTTCTCTGCCTGTATCCCATGGCGCTGTGACTGGTAGCTATGTGCAAATCAGTGGCGTGGTTGGGCCTATCGGTGGCATCCCTGCTTCGGAAATAAACGGCAACCGTGAGATCACGGTAACCAGCGGGACTGAGTTTACCTTTACCACGACCACTGCGGCTACAAGCACTGTGTCAGGTGCTGGCGGCACGGCGATTGTAATATCCTTCGAACTTGAACCCGGTAACGTAATAGCCACTGCAGGCTATGGGTGGGGTGCAGGCACTTGGAGTCGCGGTGCATGGGGTAGTGGTACCCCTACCAGCCCTATTGTTTTGGCCCAGCGCGACTGGTGGATGGACAATTTCGACAACGATCTGGTTGCCAATGTGCGCAACGGTGAGGGCTACTGGTGGGCGCGTGGCACTTCCCTAGACCCAGCGGTTCCGTTGGCGGTCAAGGCTATCCGCCTTGTGGACTACGCCACGGCAGAGGGTTTCTCCGGCAGTGCTGTCCCTATCAAGATTATGCAGCTCATGGTGTCGCAGCAGGATAAGCACCTCCTCGCCTTTGGCGCTGTGCCTTTCGGGTCTACCGACCCTGCAGACTTTGATCCGCTCCTTATCCGCTGGGCTGACCAAGACACTCCGGGCGACTGGACCCCAAGCCAGACTAATACTGCTGGTGACCTCCGCGTGTCTCGCGGCTCGCGCATCGTACGGGCACTGCCAACCCGACAGGAAACCTTGGTCTGGACGGATACTAACCTCTACACCCTGCAGTTCCTCGGCACCACGGACGTATTTGCGCTGCAGGAGTATGCGGACAACATCTCGGTCATGTCGCCTAGGTGCATGGCTTCGGCGGCAAACATTACGTACTGGATGGGGCAGGATAAATTCTATGCCTATACCGGTCGCGTCGAGACGCTACCCTGCTCCCTGCGTAACCATGTTTTTGCCAACTTTAACTACGGGCAATCCGAGCAGGTAGTGTGCGGCACCAACGAGCAATGGAACGAAATTTGGTGGTTCTACCCAAGCTCCAGCGCTGACTATAACGACTCCTACGTTATCTATAACCACCTTGAGCGTATCTGGTATTACGGCTCCATCGAGCGCACTGCGTGGCTCGACACCCCCTTGCGCGAAGTACCGACCGGGGCAAACACGCCGATAAATACTAGCGTAGACCCAATCGCAATCGGTGCCGGATATATCTACGACCATGAGGTCGGTATGGATGCTGATGGGCTGCCGCTGGTGTCCTACATCCAGTCGAACGACTTTGACCTTGAGGACGGTGACAAGTTCATGCTCATCAGGCGCATACTGCCTGATATCGACTTTGCAGGCTCTGCGGCGGTTACGCCTGAGGCCACTTTGCAGATACGCCCCCGCAACTTCCCGGGGTCCAACTTCTATTCCGATCCTGCTGACGCACAGCGTGTGGTGCAGACAACGGTTGGCTCATACACCGATCAGGTGTTCATGCGTGCTCGTGCACGCCAGATGGCGCTTAAAATCCAATCCGACAATCTCGGTGTAAACTGGCAACTGGGTGCTCCCCGGTTGGATGCGAGGCCCGATGGCACTCGATAAGTTCCGAGCCGCCCCCTTACCTAACCCACCAACGCAGTGGGACCCGCAATATATGCGGCAGGTTATCCGCGTGTTGGAAACCTACTTCTCGCAGCTGGACTCACGGGCAGCTAACAATGCGTCCCAGTACACGGCTGATTTCTTCTACGGGTCGGGCGTGCATCTGTCTTTTCCGTACGGGCAGTTTCAGAGCAATGTGGACCAGAACGCAGCTGCCATCGACGTTGCATATGCCGTAACTTACACTCAATCGGATTTTACAGACGGGGTTACACTCAGCAGTGGCTCACGCCTCACAGTGCCATTCGAGGGCATCTATAACGTAGCTTATAGCTTGCAGTTCAAAAACACCACCAACGATGCGCAGGACATCGACGTCTGGATACGCAAGAACGGTGCCGATATCCCTGACACCAATAGCCGTTTCTCTATTCCAGCGCGCAAAAGCACGGGTAGCTCGTCGCACTTGATTGCCACCACGCCAGTCATGATCCAGCTTGCGGCCAACGACTATACCCAAGTCATGTGGCGTGTATCGAATACGGGCGTGAATATGGAGCACTTCCCAGCAGTCACGGCTGTACCGGGCACCACTCCTGCCATTCCAGCAACAGCGTCGGCTATCGTCCAAGTACAGTTCGTATCGGAAATTGCGTGATGTGTAAGAGCTTTGGTTTTAAACAATTTGCCGTTATAAGCGTAGCCATAAGGTAGGGATAAGATGGACGGTACTACAACGCCTCAGTTTGGTCAGGGTTATCCGGTGGTTGGAACGCCGCCCCAGCTAGGTACTCCTGTGCCCGGCACAACTGGTGGACTGCCTGCTCAGCGTGGCTTGCCCGTGACTTCCAACCCGATGGCCCAACAGCTCCAGTCGCAAGGGCGCGGTGACGACAAGATGCTCGTCCATATGACGCCGGGCGAAGTCGGCGGTCTGCAACAGCTTGCTATGGCACATGGCGGCTCACTCACCATCAACCCCCAGACGGGCCTGCCCGAAGCTGGGTTCCTCAGCAAGATACTGCCTACCCTTCTAGGTTTCGGTCTTAACTTTATTCCGGGTGTGGGTCCGCTCCTCGCAGCGGGTATTACCGCAGCGGGTACAACCGCAATCACGGGCGATCTTGGTAAGGGCCTAACTGCCGGTCTACAGGCATTTGGTGGTGCAGGTCTTTCTGGAGCGCTGGCACCGGGGGCAACCGCTGGTCTTTCAGCTGCTAGTACCGCAGCTCCCGCTGCAACTACTGGCGCAGCAGCTGCTACCCCTGCAGCGTCTGGTATGCTTAGCCCCGCAGTAACTGGTGTGGGTAGCCAAGCGCTGAGCCCTCTTGCCGGAGGCGCGATTAATCCAGCTTTAGGTGTTGGTGCTGCGCAGCAGGCAGCAGGTGCAGGTGCTAAGGGTTTCCTCGGTAGGTTTGCAGCCGAGACATCACTAGGCCAGACTGGCCTTCTTGGTAAAGCCCTACCCATGGCGGCTGGCTCTGCTGTGCTAGGCGGTGTCTCCGACGCTATGCAGCCTAAGCTACCGACTTACAAAAAGGAAGACGACGGCTTCAACTACGAAGGTCCGTATGTCCCCAGCGCGCGTAAGGCTAGCTTCCTGCCGTACGAAGAGATGAAACGCACGGGTGGCGCAGAAGGCACCTACTTCACGCCATCCAACCCGATGCCGGGCTTCCGACCGGCCTCATCCCTAAGCCCAGAAGAGCGCGCAGAGTATGGCTTTGCAGATGGCGGACTGGCTGCACTTCCTGCGTCTAACGACTTTGCTCAGCTCACTGACTATTTTAACGCGCAGAACCCCGGTGCAATCACGGCGTCCATGTATCCCACTGCAGTGGCAATGCCGACCCGCGAGACTAGATATGATTTTAACCGCCCAGCTACTCCTGCCACCCCTAACCCTGCGCCAAATGTAGGTGGTCCGGGTGGTGGCATGATTGGTATGCCTGACCTGTCTAATCTAGACCTTAACAACATCCTTGCCCAGATCGGCTATGTACCCAAGGACGGCACTCCTGCGACTACACCCATACCCAACCGTGATATAGCTTCTGCACCCACCACTGATCTGTACCGTGGCGGCATTGAAATCCCTGCCGCAACTTCGTTCAATCCCTCCATGCCGAGCGTCGGCGGGGGCACTGGTGGTCTAGAAACGCTTACCCCCTCGCTGAACATCCAGCCGCCTAGCCAACTGTATGACATCCCTGCTCCGCAGGTTATGGCCCCTGAGATGCCCACCATGGACATCCAGCAGCCGGTGGCGCGTGACGTCTACGACTTCGCCCCCATGCCTTCCTACATGCCGGAAAATATTTACGACTACGCACGTATGCGGGATATGGGTATGGAAGAGTTTGCAGCGGGCGGCCCTGTTAATATGCGCGACGGTGCCTTTGTAGTCGACGCCCGCACCGTGTCTGAGCTTGGCAACGGCAGCAGCAACGCAGGTATGGAACTCTTGTCCCGCATGGGCGGTAAGCCCCTGCATGGTCCCGGTGACGGCGTCAGCGACTCTATCCCTGCCCGTATTGGTGGTAAGCAGGAAGCCCGTGTAGCCCGTGATGAGGTCATCTTCCAGCCGGATGCAGTGAAGCGCATCGGTGGCGGCAGTGAGAAGCGCGGCACAGCCAAACTGTATAACCTTATGAAAAGAGCCCACAAAGCACGCCAAAACGCAAAGCGCGGTGAAGACACCGGCGTGCGCAGAGGGTTGGCATAATGGAAGTCACGCTTGTGCCTACAGAGCATGTAGAGCCCGTCTGGCCTATGATCGAACACTATATGGATCAGGCTGCGGAGTATACGTTCGGGCGCTATACGACCGACGACATCAAGGACAGCTTGCTGAACTTTGACCACCATCTCTGGATGGCGTTTAAGGGCGAAGAGATAAAGGGTGTAGTGGTAACTAGCTTCGTGCAGTACCCCCGCCTACGTAGCCTCGTAATGCAGTTTACGGCTGGCGAAGACCTGAAAGAGTGGAAAGGTCCGATGCTGGACCTTTTGCAGCGATGGGCTTACGATAATAACTGTGATAAAATC